GCATTAGTCCCAGTAGCACTAGGTGCAGTAGGGCTGGACGGGTTCTCAGCATACAGTTCAAGAACAGGCGGAATATCCTCAGCCGTAGCCGACACATACACCACCGCAGAGCCGCTCAGGTTCAACGCAGCATCGGCATTGGAACTCTCAAGCACCGTGCGGGACAGCGTAGTGCCAGACGCCGTGTAGGTGCCTGTGCCGATCTCCCAGTCCGTGCCGTCCTCAATGACGTAGCGCACCACATTAGCGTCAGCCACGCCAGCGTCAGCAAAGGTCTGGTAGCCACTCTCAGCCGAGCCGAGGGTGATCGTGCCAGTGCCAGTAGTTGCTGTTGCTACCTTGGCTCTGTTTACGAGAGTGACCATGCTTCACCTATCCTGTTGTCGAGACTGTAAATCAGATTACGCAGGGTCAGGGATACCAATATCGACGGTCGAGAGTGTGAACGTGTTTCCAGAGGTCACCGACTGCGAGGCAGACAGCGAGCCGGTCGCCAGCAGGCGCGAGTTGACCGTATCAACAATAGCGTAATGGGTTGCAGTGCCAGTGCCAGTGACCGAGCCATCGGTGATAGCAGCCACGGTAACCTTGCGACCACCGCCAGTGCGGTCAGCCGGAGCGCCAATCGACAGCGAGGTGCTATTGCCAAGGGCATATGTAGCATTAGCTTCGGTGTATGTCGTTGCTTCAGCAGATGTAATCAAGATTTTGTTAGCTTCAGTGTCGAGAACGGTCAAACCGTTGTCAAGCACCCGATCATTAAGAGTAGCCATTATTTAGGTTCCTGTGGGTTTGTGTTAGGTTGAGTTTGACCCACATTGGGATCATAATTAAGTTCAGCAATATCCATAAGGTCTTGGATAACCTCTGGGTGACTGCTAACATCAATGTTTGCCCCATTAAGATTGCGGAGGAATGCTGCAATCTCACGGAGATCGTGCGGGGCGACATCTCCAGCTTCAATACGGGGCATAAGGCTATAGTCTAGGCCATTTAGCTCCCACAGTCGTTCAACCATTTGTTTATTAAGCACATCAACAATGGCTTGGATGTAACTCTCAAGGGCGCGTAGGAAGAGGTCAGTCTTCGACTTAGAAAGTGCGTAGGAACCTGATCCTGACCCAAGGAGAAGAAACTCAGAGAGTACCGACCGAGCAATGTCATGCTGGTAACGCTTGACGATAGGGTCAATGTCGATATTGCGCTTACCGTTAGACGCCATCAACTCCATATCAACGAGGCGTACATTGGTAGGCTCCCCATCTTTACCGGGATAGGTGTCGGACGGGAGAATAATGTAACCCTGTTCGTTGAACTTAACGTCACGGAGGATTTGTTGTAGGTTGTTGACAAAACCAGCTTGTGCGGATGTGGCGTCAGGTCCAAGGTATTCAGCGGGAATGCGGGCGACAGGAATACCAGCCAACTCGCGCTCAACCGCTATGGCCTCAATGGCCTGAAGGTTATTCAAATACTCGTAGGAAGTATAGGCATTACGGAGAATAGAACGACCGGAAGGGTCACCATTAATGCTGGTAGTCCGGTAGTAGAGGCTCTTGTTGGTGGGGATAGTGGCTTTGTTGTTGTATCCACCAGAGGTCTGTTGGATGCCCAAAACATCGCCAGTTTTTTGGTCAACCTCAAACTTGCTGAGGGTCCAAGGCGCACGAGCAGCCAGCTTACGGATACCAATGCGACCATCACTATATTTAGAACGCTTCTTGTCACTGCGCTCCGTAGGGCCAACTCGACGCTTATAAACAACCTCGAACCACGAAAACCCGTAAGACAGGAACGACAGAGCCTCAGAGATGTGGTCATCAAGAGTGTGATCCATATCATCTAGGATACTCTTGACAAACTCAGCCTCACGTTTAGCTGCATCGCTATTGTTAGCGGGCTTGACGTTAAGGTCTACATCACGCAGGATTTGCTCAACTGCATACATGACAGCGCCAATAGTGCTATCGTTATCTCGCATCTCACGGAATTTACGAATGGCTTTCTTACCACGGAGTTCAGGGAGAAACTCATCAGCCCGGATTTGTCCGTTGTAAGTGTTATCCCCGGCTACACCAAGAACTGTCTTGGCCTCCGACTCCGATAGCTTCCTAGCCATTTTATTATCCAGTTTGTTGTTAGCGAGATAGCCCCTTGGCGCTACTATATGCTAGGGTAAGCTGGGGCTTACTATACCCATTGAGTGAGAGGTCGGTTAAAGCCCATACGCAAGCATCCAAACGGTCTGGGGAGCCTATCGACCCTAGTGGCTCCCAAGTTCTCATCTGGGTCTCAAGTTCATTTAGGTTAGCCCCGTCAGGGGGATTAGATATATGTTTTACTAGACCACGTTCATATAAGGCTGAGATTGGTTCTGCACGGGCGTACTTGCCTCGTGATGCTCTGACCAGCTTAACTGGGACCGTCTCATCCTCCCCGTGGAGAGTAGTTTTGACCATATCACCGCCCTGATTAGATTCAGCAACGATACGATCAGCTTGATGTTTGTGGTAGAGTTCGATGGCCTTAGATGCCCACGCTTGGGGACTTAGCCTATCTGTGTAGTCCCCTAAGACGTAGGCTACACCGTTTACATCAATCCCAGCTACAACAATCCCTGTCATGTCACTTTCTTTATTTGACGTAACAGCGGGGTCAAGGGAGACGACAATACGGTTTAGGTGGGGGACATCCTCATATTTAATCTCTGCCTTCTCTAGCATCTCTGTGTTCCAGAGAGCGCCCTCAGCTTCTTCTAGGACTTCTGCGTAGAGTTCCTGACGACCAAGGCGGGTTCCTTCATATTGGGCTTTGACTGCCTCAAGGTAGGTTCCTGCAAGGTTAGCAGCATTATCAAAAGTAGAACCGCCAGTGACGTAGGTCTTATCATCCTTCATCAACTTGCGGACTAGCTTGGTTGGCTTGGGGGTAGTGGTAACAACTACTCTTGGGTGCTTACCTAGACGCATACAGAACTGTAGCATGTCCCAAGTGTCAATGTCTTTGTTCCACGCGGCAAGCTCATCACACCAAGCAATCTCGAACTGAGGGCCACGGAGACGTTCAGGCTCTTCCGCCGAGAAGAATTGGACTACCGCACCATTTTCCCATGTCAGAGAACGCTTGGTTGGTGACCACTCAGGGAAACCCATCTTCTTGCCAGCGTAGGTCTTGTCACCCTTCCAGCATACCGACAGGAAACCTGATTCCCCCTTTACCATAACCCGCTCAATGTCTGAGTTAGTTGCAGCTACGGCAGCTATACGCTTCTTACCCTTCTTAACTTGCTCTCTTATCCACTCAACACCTGTGCGGGTTTTACCGAAACCTCGACCAGCATTGATGAACCAAGTATTCCAATTACCTTCAGGCTCTGTTTGAGCGTCTCTAGCCCAGAACGACCAACTATGTTTTAGTTCTTCTAACTGGCCTTGGCTGAGACTTCCTAGTGCCTTTTTAACTTGGTCTTTAGGAAGATTACGAAGTTTCTCCGCTGTGATCTGTCGGGTCATCATTCATGCCTAAAAGGTTAATCAGGGAATCAATCGCACTTTCGTCAAGGTCAGGATCAACATCCTGTTCAGCTTCAACGACAGTATTGGTAGGAGACCACCCACCCTTACTACGGAGGAACAGTTCCTGAGACTTGAAGTCACCCTCTAGGGCCTGTGCGATAACCTTCTTACCCACCATGCCATTAATCTTAGCACGTTCAGCATGAATAAAGTTACCATAAATCTTGTAAAGAGTGGAAAGAGACTTAGGAGCATTCTGAAGATGCTGCATAGATGCGATCATGTCACGAATACCTACCCCACCCTCAATACAATCAAGGATGTGCTTCTCTACGTTTTTGCTGTAGGGGAGGGGATCATAAGCCATTCTGTGCCAGACTCTTAAGTTTAACGACAAATAATAATTATTTTCTTAAGTGGGTAGTCCAGATCATAAGCCGTCTGCGACTTAGAATAAGTAGCCAGCCCATCGGCAAGACCTCATACCAGTTTACAACAACATCGTCTATGTTCGTCTTGGTTGAGCTGGCCTACTTAAGTATTAATCTTAAGTATTACTCTTAAGAATTAATAATTATAATAAGATTATATCCTCTTAAGAGGAGTCTTAAGTTTTAATAACTATAATGAGATTATTAAACTCTTAAGAAGAATCTTAAGTACCTACTATAGTATAGGCACCTCAGATGAATTTCCGCAAGTACTTTTTTTACTTTTTTTGTAGTTTTTTTACAACCTGTTGTTTCTAAATGACTCTTTTTTTCATCACATTTTCGTTA